GGGCAAAGGGGTATCTGAACAGGGACCTTTGGTCGCTGTCCACAGTAGCCGCTGGGTTACTGAACGCCACGGCCTCTTCACGGACGCCGGGCGAGAGTATTACCGTAAGGCTGCCGGGCACCGCCTCTATGAGGTTGTTCCCAGTTCCATTGCCAATGGCGTGGTCACAAGTAAGATGGTCCCAGTACGAAGCACAAATGCCGTGGGCCCAACAAATTTGGATGACCCCAACGAATCCCTTGTTAACGGGTCCACAATAACCTGGAGCAAGGCATTCCCCGTCGACTTCATGTTCTCAGTTGGAGTCATGGAAGACGGGAAATATTATTCCCGCGGGATGTGCACTCGTCTCAGCAAAGACAGCTTCATCACCGCTCGCCACGTTGTAGATGTTCATGCAAATGAACTTTACTTTTACGCGAACGGCAAAGTTGTCAAGGCGGAGGTCACAGAGAAGTTCTTCTACCAAGGAGACCAAGGAGACATGTCGGGCACGGCCTATGATTTATACATGGCCAAGTTAAGCCCCGCCGTATATGCACAATTGGGCGTCAAAGCCTATGTGAAGTCCTTTGGCCGAAAGCCATTCACCAATTGCCAAGTAGTTGGCATGGACGGTGATGGGCCTTGTTCGGCCCGAGGGCCTTCTGTTAAGTCTTACACCGAAGCCGAGAAGAGGCATTTTGCCGACTACGGAATAGGTAAGGCCGCATACTCCTCTGGACCGGGTTTCTCCGGGTCTGGTGCACTAGCTTACGAGCAAGGTGTCATCAAGCCACACGGAATCCATATCCAAGGCAGCGGAGAGACCAACGCTAACTTCAATATTTACATATTGGGGTCGGCCGTTGAGAAATTCCGACGTAAGGCCTATGGAAAACAAATCAGCGTTAGCTCAATGATGAGCTCCAACGATGAAGGGGGAGGCACTGACGCCTCAAGTGCCATTTACAATGATGATGAATGGGACGAGTTTGACGACATGTGTAGCCCAGAAGAGTGGCTTACACTCGGCAAGCATGACAAGCGTCGCTTGAAAAGTGAATCTATGACGCATGAGTCTGGCCACGACCAATTCCTTCGGGAAGCTGGTGTGGCCAAGACCAGGCGCGAAATGGAAACAGACACCTTTCACGCAGACCACAAGGACATGAACCACGGCGCAGGCCGAGTTCACAAGTACCCTGAGCGTCAGATAGCTGGCCCAAAGTTCAAGTTCACAGCCGCCGTCACAGACGTCGGCAAAAACTTTTACGCGGGCTTCAAGGATGAGTTCAGGGAGGTAGAAGCAAAGTTAGCTGTAGCATTGCCCAGAAGGAAAACTTCTTGGAATTTGTTCAGCAACAACATTGCGATTGCCCCTCAGGTCAACTATGAGCAATACTTTTGCTCTGGAGGGTTCTGCCTTCGCGACCCAAAGACCAGATTCTGGTCTAGGTTCATCGGAGACGAGCCCCCTCTCAACCTTATGAAGGTTGCCCCCCCCGCCGTGCAATGCACGTACGCTCAAATCGAAGGTTGGTTTCAGCGTTTGGCCAATGGGGAGTTCGAGGTTGCGTTTGAAATCATGAAAACCAGCCATCGCCACATTCTTGAGGTTATCTCGCGCGCTGTTGCAGAGGGCGAAAACACTTCCTTTATTTACTTTTGGGAGTATTACGTCGCAACGGTCGGCAAAACTACTGTCATTCCTGACAAAGCAGACGATTGCGGATGCTGTGTGAGTCCATTATTGGATGAGGACGACGGCAAGTCAGTTATGCTGGATTCGGGCGGTAAACCATTCTTGAAGAAAGTTGCTACCTTGTCGCGACATCTTAGGGCCGAAAAGGGCACGGATGTCACTGTTGGTTTGTCCGACAGCGACAAGGAAATTATGCGAGCAAATGGCATGTCAGGTGACATGGTCCATCCGCCCACTAACCCTCAAGCGATTGAGGACGCCATGCGGAGCAACGCAGCCGAGGTCATAAGCGGAGATTTTCTCCCCTCCACTGAGGAGTTTGACTTCATAATTGGGCTATTTATGCCCGATGCAAGTTCCAAGTTAACCCTTCCAAACGGTTACAAGGACATGTCTGCGGTTTGCGCAGCTTTCGAGGCAAAGTCCTCCGGCATTTCTGCCATGTGGAGGAACGTTGATAAAAGGAAGATGTTTGACCTGCACCCCAATGGTCTGCTGAACATCATCTTCATGCGTATGTTATTACGCATTGCTGCCTGGCGCGAGCTAGGCACCATGACCCCTCATGGAATGCACAACAACAGTTTGTCGGACCCCAAAGACATGTTCATAAAGAAAGACACCTATTCGCCGGCCAAGGCCAAGACGAAGAGATTCAGGTGTATATGGAATGTCAGTTGCGTCGACAACGCGCTTATCGGCTACACTATTAAGAAACCTAACCGGAATCTTGTGTACAAGTACCAATCCGGCGACGATCCTCTCCACGCTAGTGGCATGGGCCACCATGATGAGGGTTTGGCGCAAATCGGCTCTATAGTCGAAAAGTGGCCTGCTGTTTACTCAGAGGACGCTAGCGGATGGGACTGGTCAGTCCAACGAAGCACGTTGATGGCTACCGAAGCGGTAGCTTGTGGCCACTATGATAGGGGCTCGGACGGAGGAGTTCGTTATGCAGGCTTTTGCGCTGTCATGACCAGTAACTACCTCACGTCTTCCTTCCACCTCGCGGCGGTAGGAAACGACCTTTGGGAAGGTCAAGTTGCAGCCATCGTATGCTCCGGAAGTGTCGACACGACATTTAACAACAATACGGGCCGCACCACTGGCGCACAGTTGACAATATCAACAGATGATGAGATATCGTCGTTCGTTAGTGAGGTCACCAGGGCTGGAGGCGCACAGCTCTGGATGGCGGACTCTGCGCCGCCGGGCCTAGAAATAGAGTCCACTGACCCTAGAGCTGCTCTCCGTCCCATTTTGGAAAACGGTGACCAGCTCACTCCCAGTGCCACACCCGTTAGGGTGAAGCCTCCACATCGGAGCTTTACGTTAGGAGATGATCTCCTGACTAGCACTCCCCTCGACGCCAAGAAGGCGCGGGGGTACGGCACGAGGTCTCGGGACGCCGTACAAGGCGACCCGAAGAGAGACTTCGTCTTCACGTCCCACAACTTTTTGTGTGATCCGGAGACTGGTGTGTGGACTGCTAAGTTTTTAAACACTGAGAAGTCCATATCGCGTATGATGCTTCAAAAGTCCCCACCAACTGCTGAGCAGTTGTTGGGGTTGAAGTTCGCGGTGAGACACACACCAGAGGCCCAGGCCCAACTTGCGGCCGTAGCCTTAGCGAAAGGCTGGGAGGTACCCGAAACGGAACTAGAAGTTTCCAGGGATTTGGCGGCAGCCAACTTCTACGGGTTCTATAATTAGGGGAAGCATGGGCTCCCCGGGGTTTTGCTCGCTGGCGCGCGTTGCGCGCCAGAGGGCGATTCCCTGGGGCCAGCTCCTTAAATCTCTGGTGCTTGCGTTCTGAGTAGATATGTCTGCGGGTTTTTACTCGATTCATAATCCAACCCATTCACAAAATAAAAAGTTTTTCTTTTTGTACAGTTAATTCGGCACCTCATGCAAAGCTGGCGTCGACAACCACAAGCTTCCACACCTCAGCGCAAGCAGAGGTCATGGAACCAAGGCAAGAAAGGCCCTCGCAAGAAACCAGCTACTGCTGCTCCTGCAAGACGGCCTGCGAGGCCAAAGCCACGGCCGAGGGCCAAAGCTGGTGCGAAGGGGAGGAAGATGCCGTCTCGGTCTCTTCTATCTCCGTACAATCCATCGTACATACCTGCTACCCTTTCTTGCGGGTCTGCCTTTCCGATTTCTGGGATTTCGCGAGGCACTCTCTCGCTAGATTTAAATGAAAGGGCCATAATAGCCGTCACTAACAACGGCGTTTCTGGCACTGTAGCCTACCAAGTTAAGTGGGCAGGGGCGCAGGTCGGTGGATTCGTTACCACCACCACAATGTATACCATCCCCACTATGGCAGCAGAAGGTACTGCTGGCGGCCCTACGGGCGCTAGAGCCATGAAGGGTGGAATTTCCATTACCAACCACACCCAATTTCTCAACAGAGGAGGTCAGGTGTATACTCTATCATGCGATCAAAGGGTTACTTTGAGTAAACCCATTGCTGGCTTTGGAGAATACGACTTCAATGAGCTGTTTGCGCGGCTTGCCGGGCACCCCAAGACTAGGTCTTCGGAGGGTTCGCAGTTCAGCAAGACGACGTGTCTTTACAACCACGTCGTTGATTCTATCAAGTATGAGGAGTTTGGGGGTTTCAATGGAACCCTTACCGCAGACGCTTTCTGGGAACACATAGCCACTTGGCCCACCGCACTCGCGTGCAGTGAAAGCCATGGGCTGAGAACTAGACCTATGTCTACAACGTTCATTTTATTTGAACCACCCGCTAGCGCACAAACCTACACCATTACTGGACACGGGTTTTGGTACACCAGGTGGCCAGTGGATTCTATCCCTGGCCAAGCACAGTTAAAGATACCTACTGTACCTGGTCATGTACTGGGCAAGGCCCTCACAGACGGCGAGAAATCCTCTCACAAAGGGGAAATCATCTCCGAATGACAAACGCCATCAGCAGCACTCAAGACACAAACTTCGTCAGAATTGCGCGCTGCTGATTCGGCGGGGCTAGACCAGGCATATCGCAATTTCCAAGGCATCAATATTGGTGACGACGGTACGTTGTACGTAGCAGGGACCAGGACCAAACGGGACTGGTTCTTTGATACGCTTATCCCCCTTAGAATGAGCTCTCACTTACCTAGGGAGAAGCTGGTCCAGAAACTTTTAGATTCTGGAGTCACTTTTCCCCGAATGGTGGGCCATTCTATGGGCGCGATCGTTGCCAATGATCTTTCCAAGAATGTTGAACTATATGGCGCCCCAATGTTGCGGTTCGATACATCGGACACACGACGGAGGGGTGAGTTTGACCCAATTTCCATTTTGGATTTTGGAGCCACGACTGAACGCCATTCCAAAGGCCCACTCGGGGCCAATCCACTCAACATTTTAGCTAACCACAGCTATCATGATCTAGCGAAGAAGATTAACAATCGGAAGCGCATAGATCGCCATCCAGTTCCTGAATTGGAACTGGACCTCAACTAAGCCCCCCTTTCCACGGAGGGGCTCAGCATTGTATTAGACAACATGGCCACCATAAAAGTCCAACGTCCTGCTAACGCCTAGAGGCGTCTTCCAGACTACCATGCTGCTGC